GTAGGTACTAGGTACTGTGGGGGTAGGTACTAGGTACTGTGGGGGGGGTGGGTACCTAGTACCCACGAAGTATAACCATATTTCTTTAAGGATAACCATTTAAGAAAAAACATATAAGATAGTTTGCGCTTTGGTTGAGTTTATGTTATTGTCAAAATATGGCAAAGATTAAAGAACAAGGGTTCGTAGCAGTAAGACACTGCATCATTCGAGACCGCACCATAGGCGTCTATACGAAACTCGTCTACATCATCATCGCTGACCACAGCGACGAAAACAATCTCAGCTTCCCGAGCGTAAGCACCATAGCCGCCGAAGCCGGATGCACACCAAAGACGGCACTAAAGGCCATAAGGGAACTAATCGCCAAAGGGCTCATAACGCGGGAACATCGAGCACTAGCCAATGGCGGCACCACGTCGTGCCTTTACCATCTTGAGGAGCCACGCAATTTCAAAGCCAATACTGAAAGGGCTAGGCAGTCTGACCCTGATACGCTTGATAAAACGGTTTACCAAGCTCCAGAATCGACTACCACGGTAGAACCCGCACGCGAACCCGCACCGGTAGAACCAGCGCCACATAAGCGCGAGGAATACCCGAACGCATTCGAACAACTATGGGCAATCTATCCGAAGCATGTGGCCAAGATGGCCGCTTACAAGGCGTGGCGTAAAGCAAAAGTAGGAATGAACAGCGCCTTCCTCATGGCCAAGGTGCAAGCATTCGCAGGCCAGTGCGCCAACACGGAAACCCGGTTTATACCCAATTTCGCCACATGGCTCAACGGGGAAAGATGGAATGACGAATACCGTCCAGACCCGCCACAGTCGCGTAAGCCCGCCACGAACGCGGAACGGAATATGCGGAATCTCGCTCAAGCGATGCAGTCGGGAACTGACCTTTTCGGCTTTCAGATTGAGTCCGGCGTGTCGCGTCCGTAATCATGTATAATCGATTAATGCGACATGGAATGATGAATCAACCGCATTGTATGCCAAGTGGCCGCAAGTTGTGGCGACGCTTGGTGCTGAGGCGTTTCCGCTAGTGCATGTCAAGTTCGCTTATTGATAACGGTTCTCATTTATGCCAGCTGATTTGTTTCGGCGGGCATTTTCTCTTTTCTCGGCGTGTCGCACTCAACAATGATGTATTATGTAATTACCACCGATAAGAAAGGACAAACAAAATGATTAAACTCCAACCGTACAATCAAGGCGAATACATCTGCGACGCATACGTCATCATCGACGAAGAAACCGCAACCGCACACGTCCGCAACATTGACCACGGAATCAACTTCGACATTGAGAATCTGAACAGTACAGGCGGTATTCTGTTCACCCTCAGAATTGAAATGCTTAAACGAGGATACAAACTCGGCAGATTCAAACCTGACTACACCACCGAGGGCGGCTACAATGTGGACGTCTACGAACGCAAAGCCTGAAAATACTTATACTAGCCCCGCCCGCAAGGGCGGGGCCCTCAATGAAAGGAAAATAAAATGCTGACACTATTCAACGATATACCCCCGTATGACATGCATTCCGTCGTTGAGTGCGACAAGACAAAAGACACGGCAATCTTCGAAACCGCACTAACCATACAAGACAACCCCAAAATAGCCCGCTACCGCGTATGGCTCTCAGCATGGAAAGGCTTAGAAAACCGGCTGAGAAGCGGAGCACAATATAAAACCTACATGATGGACGTCGTAGCCCCATCAGACTGGACGATTGATAAAGTCCACAATACGATACTCGCGTACCTTGCTGGAATCAGTCGGCTGGACTTCTCAAGCGGCATCCGATGGCGACACGGTGACTACCAGCCACAGCCACACGATTCAATCCAGGAAGACTACATCCTTTACCTTGACGACTTTCTGGACTCAATCACACCAAACTTCTGAAGGGGAGCAATCATGGGCAATATCAATCATCCAGCACACTACACCGACGATACGAAGCCTTGCGAATGCATTGAAGTCGCGCAATATCACAGTTTTTGCGTAGGCAACGCGATAAAATACGTGTGGCGGCACCGACTTAAGGGGCGCCCCCTCGAAGACTTGCAGAAAGCGGAATGGTATCTGCAGAGGGCTATCGACAATGGAGAGAAATGCCGTCTGCAAATCGATGGCGAGCCATTGGACGCGCACAATCTCATGCAAGTGGGTAAGTGCTGTCTCTACATGGACAACCTGTTTGATATTGCTAGGCGCGCTGTGACCTACCGTGAAGGCTTTTTCTGGATATACCTGCGTAAAGGTGATTTGCAAAACATGTTGCGAATCGTGAAAATGATGCAAGCGGAATGTAAGGATGGATTGAAATGAACAAGTTGCAGGTGCAGGCGCTCCTAACCTATGCCAGCGCTTTTGATAATCGTCTTGTGACCGATATCCAGGTGGCCGCATGGATGGAAGCGTTAGCCACTGACATGCGACTTGACGTGGCGAAGGAAGCGATACGCCAATTTTTCGCGAGCCCGGAATATGTGAAGAAGCGTCCGTATCTCATGCCCGCCGACGTTAACAGCTTTTGGCGTAGGTGGAAACGTGACCATACGCCTTCCGAGGCTGACATTACGCGGGAGATGGCCGCGCTTGGCATTGAGGGTGATGCGAGTTGGGAGTATCGGCGGAATCGGTTGAGTGGGCGTGGTTTGGAAGAGTCCGCGCAATCCGCTAAACGGTTCCGTGGTCTTGAGAGCGCGCGGGGGTTGAGTCGTTTGGGTGAGATTCTACCGCGTTCGGCGTGTCGCACTCAACAATAATGTATTATGTAATTACCAAACAAAGAAAGGACAAAGAAAATGACCAGCATCGAATTCACCAAGACCAGCACCTACGCGGACCTTCTCCACTGCTGGGAGAATGAAGACTACCAGCTTGACGGCATGAACTACGAACTCCGCTACTGCGAGCCTATCAGCCGTGACCAAGCTGTTGACGATGAAGGCCACGCCATGCATGACGAATACATCTTTCACAAGCCGGGCGAAGAGTTCTACAACCCGTCTAGGACGTTCACCGCCGAAGAGGTCGAGCAGTTCGCCCAGACTTGGTGACAACCATAGCGGCGGAGGCAACCGCACAACCCTCTATCCCAACCGCCCGCAAGGGCGGGGCACCAATTGAAAGGAACAATAATGACACTCAATGAAAAATATATGGCAGTACTCAACGAAGTCCCCAACTTCGTCACCGACCTCACCGCCAACGCAGGGCAACGCACCTACAAGTACCTCAACCTATCCACCATCCTCAAGACCATCAAACCTATTTTTGCGAAGCATGATTTAGCCTTCCGACAGGTGGTGCGCATGGGCGCGGTAGGCGAAAAAGTGAGCTACGGCACGGTCGAAACAATCATTTTCGACGCTGAAGAGACCTTGAACGTCGGTTATTACCCCTTCATTATTGTCCCCGACCCTCAGGCAATCGGCTCCGCAGTAACCTACGCGCGCCGCTACTCCCTCTACGCTGTCCTTGGTATCTTCCCCGACAAGGACGACGACGGAGCCGCCATGCGCGACTATTCCACCCCACAGCATCCACGCAAGGCCACGGCACAGGAAGTCAACGACCTTAACGACATGGCCCAGGCCGCTGGAACAAATCTTGGGTTTTATGTCAATGCTTTGGCATCGCAGTTCGGCCATGAGGTGCGTAAGCCTCAGGACTTGACCGAACATGACGTCATGCTTCTCCGTCAGGCCATCAGTAAGAGCGGCAATAAGTGAAAAAGGTTGCTATATTCTGCGGTTTCTTGGCGCTTACGATTGTGTCCGCTGTTGCTTTGGGAGTGGCATTTCAATGCGATGATAGGCTCATGATTCTTCTCGCATTGGTTACTATCCTTATTGGTTTGGCTGGTATGGGTTTCGTTGTCATGGATTATCTCTAGTTCGGCGTGTCGTAACCCAAACTGTTGTATTATGTAATTACCAAACAAAGAAAGGACAAACAAAATGAACATCAACCTCAGCACAGCAGAAGACTACATCATCAGCTACCTTGAAAACAGCGGACAGGATGACGGCAACTGGGACACCTACGAAGCCGCGAAAGACCTCCGCAACATCTGCATCCTGAACGGGTACACCGATTATGAACAGGTAGACCCCGACGAGTTCACCGAACTGCTCAAGGAACACGCACTCTAAACCAAACCACAGCCCCGCCCGCAAGGGCGGGGCACCATCTAATGAAAGGAACAATAATGAAAGATACAATAACCCTTGCCCAATACGTCAGATTCCTCAAAGAGACACTAACACAGCTCGAAGAAGTGGCTGAAGACTCACCAGACATTGAACTAAAAGACTACACGCCGCAAATCGCAATCTACCCCAATTCCAGAGAGGACGCCCTCGACTTGATATACCTGGCTGGAATCGAACCAGCGATTTACAAAAACATCGTAAGAGGACAATTCAACACCGTCAACGGAATCGCCTACGTCCACTACGACGAAGAGAAAGAGGATAAATGAGACTCACACTATGGCCGGGAGCCATGCCAATCACATTCAAAACCGTCGCCGGAGAGCGAGAATACAAAGTCATGAAGGGTGTTTACGGATACCTCATTCAATCCAAAAACGGCAATTTGTTCACACTGGACAATGGAAACAACTTGCGCGTAGTTGACCCTAGCAACGTCCAATATCTTAACTCACTGACAGAGGGGGAACGTCTAAAATTCCTCCGCAACACGTTCGGCATCAGCCAACGAGAACTGGCCAGAATGTACGGCGTCCGGCAAGCAATGGTAGCTCACTGGGAAACAGACTACAGGCATATCGCCCCGAAACGCGTCGAACAAATTGAAGCCACACTATTCAACGCTTACATTCGCACAGCATCTAGAGCCGGGCTTCCGGTAGGAAAGGAAAACTAAAATGAGAATTCTGAACGTCTCTCAAGCACAGGACACGCAAGCATGGTTGGACGCCAGAATAGGCAAAATCACTGGCACCAAAGCCGGAACGCTCGCGCTCGAACATTACGCCCAGAAGGACGTAGCCAAGCTCGAAGCCATGGCAGACAAGGCAAAGACCGAAGAAAAGGCCGAAGAATACAGAGAGAAAGCCGAACAAGCCAAACGAGATAACGCACGGTTGAAAGTCAACCTCGACTTCTGGCAGTTTCTTGCTGACATGATTGCGGAACAGCCGGACGGAGAACCGCCAATGGAACGCGGACACCGTTTGGAAAACACTAACATCATGATGGCGTGCAAGAAACTTGACATTTCTCCCGACATTGTGGAATTCGATACTGGAATGTGGGTAAGTGACGTGGATGACCGTATTGCGGTCAGCCCGGACGCCCACGAAAAACCGCAAATCGATATTAGCGGGCTGAAATATAATCCCACGTTCGCGTTCGAAGCGAAAAGCCTGGGCACGAAATACCATTTGCAGACGGTTGTCCCGTTCCGCGCATTCCAGATGCTCAACGATCCTGAAACTCCGAATAGTCAACGTGATGAATTGCGGTCGTTGGCGCTCAAACTGTTCCCGGAGATTTTGGAATCGCGTAGGGAGTTCGACTTCATCCCTGAACAGTATCAGGCTCAAGTGCTCCAGTATTTTGTCGTTAACCCTGACTTGCAGACAGTGTATTTCACCATGTACGACGATAGGGTATATAGTAGTCTGCGACATGAGGTGTTCGCGGTTGACCGGCTGAGTGTCGCAAGTGAAATCGAAGCACAGGAGACAAAGGAATTGCAGACATTGGCACTTATTGACGAACTGCAAAAACTGGGGGGTGTGGACTGGTGAGCATTTCACGACGTGTCATTTACGCGGTGTTCGATGATTGCGCGGGATGCAGACACCGTGAGTTGATTGACGAACTCCGAAAAATGGTGTTGCGCGTCAAGAAGAAAACGGGCGTTATGATTGCGCTCATGGTTGTTCAGCCGGGGAATAGTCGTTACTGGACTTTGCGCAAGTGTCACAAGTATTCTAATGCGCCGTTCTTCGTGTTCGATGGGGTGTGTTATCGCCATGTGGATGCGCTTGAGGTGCAGTGCTTGGCGTATTGCAGTCGTTGAAATTCAGGGGAACCTACGAAGGAATTTCGTGGGTTCCCTTTTTTTATTTTCGGCGTGTCGTGTCCGCAAGTAGTGTATTATGTAATTACCAAACAAAGAAAGGACAAACAAAATGAACACCGAAACCAACTGCTTCAAGGGATACCACATCAAGGCCACCACCAACGAGGACGGCACGGTAGACGTCGAAGCATGGTGGAACCAGAACGCAACAGGCGAATACTGCGAGACACCACACGCGTACGGCAAATTCGCCACCAGAAAAGAATACCTCAAGTGGCTCACCGGCAAGTTCGCTGAAATCGTCGGAGAATAACCCACCCCGCCCCGCCCGCAAGGGCGGGGCACCAATTGAAAGGAACCAGCAATGAGCAAAAACGACGGATTCGTGGCAATGCTCTTTATTTTCGGATTCGTATTATCCGCGAACGAAGACATGAACTTCATCAATATTATCGGTGTCGCGTGCGTGTTTTCGGCACTCTACATCTACCGCAAAGGAGCGAAGAAATGAACAAAGCAGTACAGGCCGGACTAGTCGCCGGATACCTCAACACTTGCGTCCAGCTCACGGACGGGTACGGAATGAAATTAAGAATCATGCGTGAAAGCTGGAAAATGGCGTGCGACAAAGTAGCCGACCATTACGAACAACTCACGCAATCCACGGACGATAACCGCAAACAATGTGTGGCGGTAGGGAAAAAGACACAGGCGCAAAGCTTGAAGAATCTTGCCGTGTGCGGTTGGTGTCTCGCTCCCTTCATCACTTTCCCCGTATGGCTCCTCATGGCGAGGAAGACGGGTTTACGTGGCTATCTGACGGCAGTGAGCGTATGCGCGTTCACCCGGCATATCGCGGAAATGTATTAAGGGGGATGCAGTGGAATATAAGAACGTTGACGCCTACGATTATAAGGTGATGGCACACTACTCCGCAAGCGGGGTCGTCTGGGAGGTGTACGAGCGTACCGCAGACGGTTGGGAGAAACGCAAACGCGGATACGACAAGCGGGTCGCCAAAGCAAGGGAGAGAGCGCACGCGGTTATCGTTCGGCTTGCCGAAGTGCGTTATGGCGCTGATTATCGCGTGTCCAGGTTGGTGCCATTGAAGTATCCGATGTGTTGGGGTGTGTTTGTCGAACGTCGGCGTGTCGCATAACCAAGTATTGCATGAAGAACTCTGCGACTGACACCACAGCCCCGCCCGCAAGGGCTGGGCACACTTAATGGAAGGAATAAAACATGTATACGGTCCGTTTTAACGACCTCGAATACGTATGTGACACATTCAGACAAGCCGTAGCCATGGCAAGAAAAACAGTGGAACACGGAGACGTCGCAACCATTCTTGATGATGAAGGCGAAGAAGTCGCATCATTTCACCCAATGGAGGAATAATGCTAGCGAAAGAAGGCAAACCAAAAGAGAAGAATCCAACCGAAGAAACCCGCCAACTCGTGTTGGAACGTGACCACTACCGTTGCGTGAGGTGCGGACGTGACATAAGATACACGCCCTTCGGCTACTCCATCCACCACCGGCGCTTACGCTCGCACCCCTATGCTGAAATGCATTCCAGCTCGAACCTCATAACCCTCTGCGGTTCAGGCACCACCGGTTGCCACGGTTGGGTGCATGAAAACGTGAAAGAAGCCGAACGACTGGGATTAATCGTTTCAGGCTTCGCACGACCCGAAAGCATTCCAGTGCAAACGTGGGACGGGTTGAAAGACATTTAAAAAAGAAGAAGCCGCACGGTTTTCTTTCACCGTGCGGCCTATCAATGACAACACTAAAAGTCAATCGCTAAAACTTTCAGCACCTCACATTATACTAGGCCAACGTATTTTCGTCAACAAACGTTTTACCAAGTTTGCCGCCCATCACCTGATTGACAACAGTGTAAACCGTCTGTGAAACACCAATCACAGCAACAAGCAGTACACCCCACGTATAACCGTGGTTGAACCCGCCCACAGCCGCGATAGCCAACATACCCAACACGACACTGACCGCGAGACTAAACAAGGCGGTCATGTTATCCGGCAGAACAGGTTTAACAACCTGCACGAACACGGGAGCAACCAAACCTACAATCGCCACCGCGATAGTCTCAGCCTGAGTAATATCCATAATTTACTCCAATCACCAGTACAAGGTTTCGCCCGGATAAATCACATTAGGATTGCCCGAACGATAACCCTTAATCTGACTCACACTAATCTTATACCGTGCCGCAATCGAGCTTAACGTGTCACCAGACTGCACAGTATAACGACGTGCCGTGGAAACATTGGACCCGCGACGGCAAACACGCTCACCCGCATAAATAACATTAGGATTGCCCGAACGGTAGCCCGCCCAATCATTCCAACTGCCACCATACCGTGCCGCAATCGAGCTTAACGTGTCACCAGACTGGACGTAAACGCATTGCGCGGAAGATTGGACCGTACCACAGCCAAGACGATTATTAACAATCCGCATGACCGCATCATAATAACCACCCAGCAAGGCTCTACGCGTAGCCCCATTACCATACTTTCCCGCGATCACATCATTTGCCATCTGGTTGACGTCACCGTTAGGTGTGGTGTTCGGCGTATCATGCTTCACCGTGGTAGGTGTTCCTGTCTGAGCGAACGAGTTCGGCACGCACCCAACACGCTCACCGCAGGCAACACGTCCCCAAGCGTTCCTATCACCGAAGAACAAGTCAAGGTCAAGGAACCCACCATACCCATTCAACAAGCCGTGAGACGTGTATTGCAACATTCCCTCGCCAGCACTGCCAGCATTCCATGGCTGAGACTGATAGCCGGTCGGCGCATTACTCGCATATTGGGCTTTCCACAGCATACAGTGGGCACGCACATCCTGCGGAATCTGCCACACTGCGGAAGCTTGAACGTAAACGACCGGCCACACGCCGGTACGCTCATGCACTCGATTAACCCACTCGCGCACCCAATTGCCATTACCCCACGCCGCATTATCGTAGCTCTCCCAATCCAATACAAGCATGGAACGCCCCACATAAGAGCCGATAGTGTTCACGAAATAGTCGGCTTCCGCAAGCGCGTTACCACCGTCCGCATAATGATACAGGCCATGAACCTTATTCGTCTCAATCGCACCCGTGATCTGACTCACCCAATGAGAGTTAGTGAAATTCACACCCTCCGTGGCCTTCACAATCATGAAGTCACCTGGAACGATGCGCGTAATGTTCGCTGGTTGCCATCCGCTCACGTCCGCACCATTCATGTTCGCTAACGCGACGCTTGGTGTGAGCATGATAGTCGAACTCAACGCCAGACCGGCAACCGGCCTGACCATGCTTCGCTTGATACGCTTATGTTTAGGTGTTCGTTTCATTTTTCCCCCTTACTGCTTGCGCAAGTACGAATCTTGTTAGTCATCTCAGTGCCCACACCATTACCCCCAAGCGCATGGTAGGCGGTGTAGACGCGTTCGACTGTTTCCTTGTCCGCAATTGGCACGAACCCGTTATGTTCCCGCTGTTCGTCAAACTGTTTCAGCTTGCAGAATAATAGTTCTTTCACACCCTCGCGTAATGGGTTGCGTTTCGCATCGATTCTATTCAACACCCATTGCACGATGATAGTCACCGTCTGACTGCCGAGAATCGCGCAAATAACAGCAGTTTCCATTAATTGTCCCATTCGATAGGCGGCATTGTGAAATCATAGGTGATTTTCATTGTCTGCCGGCTGTTCTTCGTCACGGGATTATCCAATCTCGCGCGGCTGAAGTACTGCGTGCCCAAGTCCAAACCCAAGTAATTATTATCGAGTAGGAAATCAGACATGAAACAACCGTGTAAATACGAACTATAAGAATTGTAAGAGCCACACCATTTTTGCCGTGACTCTAGTACGTTCGCGTTATCGTCAATGTCGAACACAAGCCCGCCAACAATAATTGAGTCCTCTTCCGGCAAGGCAGTCAAATCGTAACTGTTTTGACCGGGAGTGCTTGGGATGACGAAGGTGCGAAGCTGTTCGAATCCTGTGGAACGCTCAACAAGCGTCCTCGTACCCGATACGTTTTCCATGGTGAAGAACGTGTCACGCTTAGGATGCCAGCAAATCGAATCAACACGATTACCCGTCGTGACTTTCGTCGGGTTCGTCAAATCGGAGAGCGGAGCATGATAGACGTAACTCTTACTACATGACCACCAAAGCTCGCCACGGCGGAAAGCAATCCGAGAATTATTAGAGAACTCACGTAAAGGATGGTCGGTAGAAATCGCGGTACCTCCCTGAAGCCAATCGATGAAATCATCAACCGTCACAAAAGTCACGCCACCCACATACTGGTAAATGAGCGTCTTACCATCGTTCACGATACCTCTGCTAGAGGACACATTTTTATTCAGTAGGCCGACTCTGTAAATGTAGTCGAAATTAGTGGACTGCATGGTGGTGTAGACACTCTGAAAACTGCCGTTCGCCTGAGTTGTGGCGAAATCATACACGAAACGCTGAGAGTTCGCCTTCTGATAACTCTCAGCCGGGTTGAACGAACCCCTATCGTTAGCGCTGCTGCTTGCACCATACCCACCATAGGCCAGCGCGTTACCGTGTATGACTCGTTCCCTCTCGTTAGCCGCGCCAGCGTAATCAGTCAATGTTAGACCTGTGTTCAACCCTTTACTCATGTAGATACTGGCAGTAATACTGGCAAGGTCAGTGGTCACAGTCGTACTCGTAGAAGATGCGTGTTGCAACTGCATGAAACGACTGTTAGTGACCTTACGCAACGCACCATAAACGAACGGGCTCACGTAATTGTCATGTTCCTCGCATTGCGCGATACTCCCGTCAATATTCCTCACTTCCACCTTGACATGCCCGTGCACCTTAAAATCAGGGTCCACACGTGCCACTAAATCAACAGCCATTGTATTGTAATCCTCCTAGATTGTAACGGTAACGCCCACATTTAATTCTACAATTGTCAGCCTATACGTGCCCGTTGGGGCTCCCTGCACGGTTGAAACGTCCAGACTCGTAGACCCGTCAACCACTGGCGGCATTTCAACAGTCCAAGTGGAATCATCGTTAGCAAGGGTGAACACCGAATCATTCTCGGCGTTAGATATGGTGATAGTGTGCTTATCATTCGCAAGCCAGACAAACGGCTGAAGAGTATCCGACACGGTACGCATCGACTCCACGAAACGCTCCACCGAATCAGACACGGAAAGCTCCGACAACTCGGGGAACGAAACCGTAGCCAAATCGGACACGTTACGCATCGAACCCATGAAACGGCTGACGGCATCCACAACGCGCGTATCCGGGCGTTCATTGCTCACACCACCATACGCGCCACGAGCACGTATGAACACCTGACCATCGTTCTTCGCAATGCTACCGGCCCCAGTATGCGACAAGTACAAGTCAAGCGTAAGCGAATCATTGGCCGAAACGTTCGTAATCAGGAACGGCAAACCGATAGTCACCCAACCGACCTCGCAAGCCTGCTGGATACGAGCACCAGCCCTCTCCCCATTCAGTAGCCAATACCCGTCCAGCTCGCCAGCCGTCGTGGTCTTGACATTAAGACAGGCATAGACTTCAAGCCACGTGTCCGCGTACACGTCCAATTGCACGGGGAGCACACGCTGTGCCGTTGAACCGAGCGTGAAATCATCCGTCGTGAACGCCTGAAACACAGACTCCTGCTCGGTGTTATCCGTATCACCTGACAGGGGGTCAGTTGCAACCGTGAATGACGGTGGCACATAATCCAACGTCACACTATCATCATCATGACCGCTACTATGATGGATAACGGAAACCTTCGTGACCACCTTTGCCTGCAACGGCTCATCCCAAACTGCGACAATCTCACCCAAGCGTAGCCCTTGGATATCATCAACCGCGGTCAGGTCATACGAGATAGTCGGATACGCGGTAACAGCCAGTTTCTTCTTCGCGTCCGCGAGCAGGTTAGCGGCGACCGTGTAGCGTTCGTCCTGCCATTCCTGCCGTTTCGTGTAACGCTTGCGCGCTTCCGTCTCGCTCAAGCCCAGACCAACATACCAGCCGAAGTCTTCCACGAGCTCGCTGTCATTGTTGACGCCGCGCACGGTCAAACCGTTAGCGCCGACCGGATGCAACACGGTACACGTGGGAGGTGTCTCCGTCTTCTTGATATCATCCAGATTATCGCCATACGTGAAGACGCGCGACGGCGTGGAAGGCAAAGGCTTCAGGAAGTCAACCACACGATTATACGAATCGAACGACAAGCGCAGGTCGGCAAGATTCGCCAACCACTGCAACAGTTCAGTAACCTTCTTGCCCTGCAAATCGGCGTACACGCGCCTATCGGTTTCGATAGTTCCAACGGTCCACAAGGTCGGGGCAAGCACTTTACTCACAGCATCGGCGAAGCGTAGGTTTTCACACTTGAACGTCTCAAGTTCGATATTAGCCATTTCCGACTGACATTCGTCCGCGGTAAGTTCCGCGATACCATCGCCACGCGCCCGGTCAACCTGAGTCACCACATACCGACGACCATTAAACACTAGCTCCATGTCGCTCACGATGTCGCGTGCTTCGGCCAGCGACGTGTCAACGCTAAGCCGGTTTGTTGAGTCGATACGTTCGTCAACGGTCCACTCGGACACGTCGTTTACCGCGCGAATCGGCTTACCGTCCAAGCCGCAAAGATATGCAACCTCACTAGCCTGCATTTATAACCACCTCATGAGATAGCGGAACTGGCCGCTGTTGATGTTCTCCGTTTCGATGTGATTCACATCACGCAGTCGGGGGAATACGCCGGACACTTCTGCCACAAGCAGGTTATTACCATTGTCCATTACCTGATTATGCTGACTGTCAATCACACCACCCGTGAGCGTCTTGTCAATGCTCAGCGTCTCCCCGTTGACCGTGATTGACGGCTTGCCGGTAGCCGTGAACGTTAAGACTGGCAGGATAGTGCAATTTGTATCGATGCTGATTGTCTCCGCTAAATCAACTTGCTGTGCTTCGCCGTACCTGTACGGGTCATAGCAGTTAAAAACGAACTCGCCTCTGCAATAGGTGGGCTTATCATCCGACAGGCTGACAGATGAAACAATACCGGTATAGTAGCCCGTCTGGTCACTGAAGCGGATAGTGCTCGGCTGTTTGATATTAAGGAAGTGTGTTAGCTTTGCCTGCATGTCAAGCAATCGGCAGGAGAACATGGCGAAAGAGACGGTAATCTCACGCACGGGAAGACGACGGCTCACGAACCTACCGCCGTCCCCACCCTTGTAGTCCACTCCGGTAACATCTGGACTCAGCAGACCCCGGCCGGTAATATCCTCAATCCAAAGCGTCATACCATCAGCCGCGAACAGATTGGCAAGACTCACATTGTTGTAGTACACATCAACCATACTCAAGCCCTCCGCATATCACGCTTCTGCAAACGGTGCAATTCCTGAGCGATAAGACGAATATCATTATCCGAACGCACCTGCATACTCTGAATAACAATACTAGTCTGCGGAATCGTGGACGTGACACCACTAGCAGACTTGTCAAACACCGGCAGTGAGCCAGTAGCAGTAGTCGGCACCTTAACCGCGTCCACCATATCCAAACTCAACGAGTCCAACGAGTCCATCAAACCACTAGTATTAGCCTTGATACCCATCTCAATACCGGACGGAATATACTTGCCAACCTCTTCGGCCATGACACGAGACGGAGAATGAATACCCAACGCCTGCTTAGCCCAATTGACAATTTTGCCACCGAACCCGAGAATATTATTCTTCACCCAATTAAACATGTCACTGATACCATTCCACAGGCCTCGAACGATATTCCCTCCAGCATCCTTAAGCCAGTTCACCGCGCCATTGAAACAATCCCTGATTTTGCCGGGGATACCCTTGATGAAGTCAACTGCATCATTGAATCTGTTCACGATAGCGTCCTTGGCTTCCTGGAATTTGCTTCCGAACCATGCGCCAATATCATTGAAGAAACCCTTGATTCTGCCGGGGATACCGCTGAACCAATCTGTGACGGCATTCCACGCGTTTTGGATGTTCGTCCCGGCGTCGGTGAAAAACTTGGTGATACTATCCCAAATGTTTTGGAAGAAGTCGCAAAGTTTTTGCCACAAGTCTTGCATGGTCTTGCAGAAGTCCTGCCAGGCTTGTTTACCCGCGTCAGTCTGCGTGAAAAAGTAAACCAAACCAGCTATAAGCGCCGCCAGCAGGGTGATGACCAATATAATCGGATTAGCCGCCATAGCCGCGTTAAACAGCCATTGCGCTACCGTAGCGGCAGTCTCCGCAATACTGAACGACTTAAGAAAAGCGACCACGCTACTGATGATTTGCGCGGTCTTGAACACGGCAAAACCGGAGCCGATGCCAACAAGGGTTGAAACAATCCACGTACTATTCGCACTAAACCAGTCGGAAAATGCTTTCAGAAGGTCAAGCGCTGGCTGGATTGAATTGCCAATCACGGTGAACACGCCACCAATGGTAGTGCCAAGATTCCCCAAAATATTGGCTAGTCCGCTCCAATCGGTATTGTTCACGAAGGCGGTAAACTTCTGCGTCATATCGGTCAATCCAGATAGGAATTCTTTCACAAATGGTGTGAAAGCGTCACCCAGTGTACCGGCCATAGTGCGTTTGAACGCTTCCCACTGTTGACCGATGCCCATAGTGCTTTCTGCCGCCTCATCGGTCGCGCCCTTAATATTCTCATAAGAATTCGGAACGTTGCCGAGAGCTTCAATCATGCCAAGAGCGTTATCCTCGCCAAGACTAGACCAAAGCGTTGACGCTAGACTGGCTTCCTTGGTCTTGTCGGTCATGGTGCCCATCTCACCAATGACCGCATTTAACACGTCTTCCGCAGTGGCCTTCCCGGCCTTGAAACTGTTGAAAACGTCCTGAGTGCCCTTCGAGAACTCTCCAATACTCTGCTCTATACGCCCGTCCGTAAGTGAGGTCAGGAATTCGTTCAGGAAGTCGCCCACCTTGTCAAGCTGATAAGCACCGGAATCTACACCGGCCTGCAACAAGCTGAAGTACTCTTGCGCGCTGGTTCCTGCTTCAGCCCAACGGCCAGAATACTCGGACAGGTTGTCCGCGAGTTCGTCGGTATAGTTCAACCCGTTTTGCATACCCTTGGTCATAAGGTCGGTGGCATCCTGCGCACTCAAACCGAACTTCTCCATAAGGACTTTCACGCCACGCACGGATTCGCCAGCGTCCGCGTCGAACGTTTGCGCCCACACTTCCGTTGCCTTGGTGACAGTGTTCAAGTCACCCTCACCAATGCCACGAATCACAGAACTGACATTAGACGCGACATTAGCCACGTCCTCCAAGCTTTCGCCCCAGCCTTGCCGGTAGAGTTCGCCCGCTACCTTGCCAGCATTCTGTGCGGCCACACTACCCTTACCCAACTGGGCTTCCAAAGTGCCTTGCACATCAATCTGACTAATAGCCGTGTCAATACCAGTCTTGAACACGCCACCAACAGCGGCAAGAGCGCCACCAATACTCGCGACTTTAACAAGCTTGCTAGGCAGACTCAACCCTAACCCGTCCGCCAGTTCACTAATACCGTCGAACGTTTTACCGAAAGCGTCCTTAATACTCGGCGCATTCTTGCCACCATTCTTGCCAACGTCTTCGGTGGCCTTGTCCGCCTGCTCCGCTGACTCTTTAATATCGTCAGTGGCGTTCTGGATATTCTTAACGCCCTTCTCATAGCCGCTAGTGTCTATAACGGCATCGAAACGAATCTCACCCGCTTGCGCCATGTCACATCCCCCGTTCCAATTGCTTCACGTATTGTCTCAACACTTTGTCTCCCTTTTTCGCTTGCGCCGCACCAACCGCAACATACATATCATTAACATGTAGTATGCGGTCACGGATAGCAAGACTACGGCCAGCATTCAACAAGGCTATGAAAGTCTCGTAACTCACTTCGTCCGCCATCACGTCACGGATAGCCTGCCAGCCATAATATTTGCCGAACTCGGCTAACAGTAGCTCGTCATCACGAAAAAACGCCGAAGCCTTAGCCTTGCTCTCAGCCTCCCGCATGGCTTTAAGCTTCGCTAACTGCTTCGGCGTGAAATCGTCAATGACCTTATGCACCGTCATTGACTACCCCCCACTTTAGAAATACGTTTTACCGAAAACGAAACGCATAATCTGACGCATGACCGCCTGATAGGCGAGCGGGTATTTCTGTTCCGCTTCCTCCGCCCACGTTTTAAACTCTTCGGTCGGGGAGACGAGTGGGATAAGCAGATTACACAAGTCGGTTTGAACCTTCAGAAGTTGCTTACTGCTCATGTCCTGGGCGTTCAATGCTTGAAGGGTTTTCACCTTGTCCATGAACTTCAGATACGTGCCAGCGCCCATAGGATTCACGGTGAACACAGTGCCTTCGGGATTATTGGAGGTAATCAGTTTGAAAGTGTGTTCCTCGGTCTGCTCGCGAGTATCGATAGTGACGATTTCAGACATGGTTTAGTCTCCTTACTTCTGGAAGGTGTCAGCCTTGCGCCACGTCAACATACTTCTGCTGTTCCGGGTCATACTTGGTGCGCTTCGACGGGTCGGAGCAACCGAAGTTAACGTAACCCTTCTCGTCCGGGAGCATGGTAATGTTCAATTCAATCGTCACCGGGTCACTAGTGCTACCGATGGTGAACTCGCCACCGTTCTGAATCAGTGCGGCCGGGATATACACGTCGTTAGTGGAATCTGCGTCACAAGTATTGTGAATCACGATAGGCTCGCTAGTGATGGCGGAGCATTCACCCGCACCGAACGTGACCTTGGTGCCTGCCGTGCCCTTAGTAGCAAGAGACGGGAAGATGCGGCCAAGCACTGCCATGTTCGGAATGATGAGTGGAATAGTGGCACTAATCTCGCTATAGGTTCCGGTAGGAACACTAATGGTTCCGGCCTGTGACTCCACGTCCACGGTGTTCGGGGTGAGGGTGATAGTGATGCCATCGGAGCCGACGAGCTCGGGGGCGAATTCTTCCTGGCCGATGTATACGGTTTTCTTGCCGATTAGACTGTAGTCTGTGGTGGCCATATTGTGTTACTCCTTATTGAGAATGATTATCGTTTTTCCTTGGTTCCTAGTTTATCACTTTTACCCCACTTAAGTCTGGGAGTGGGTAGGTGATGGTGAAGTGGATGCTTTTCACGTAGTGGCCTTCACTGTCTACCGCGTCTAGGTCTATACTGCTTGCGGGGCTTATGGTGAGTTTGTTGTAGACTATTGGGCTTTCGGGTTGACAGCTTAGCGTGCATTGGTCTACTAGTTGCGTGTTGATGTATTCCATGAGTTTTAGTAGATATTCGCCTTGTCGGATTACATCGTAGAAGCGTGTGCTTATGGTGAGTTGGTCAGTGTAATGACCGTTGCCGTTGCTTACGGTGGTTGAGGTTATCCATATGCCATCCTTACTGCTGACTGCGCCCGTGTCTAATATGGGGCTTTCGTTTACGAAGATGGTTTCCCCGTAAGTGCCGAAGCCGTGTTCTGCTAGGTCTAATGCTACTGCCAGTTCAATCATTTTAGTATCCTTTGGAAATAGTTGTCCGCGTGTGCTTGGGCTTTGGCTACTGCCCGGTGTAGGTAGAATCTTGTGCCGGGGTGTCGATGGTTTTCGTATTCTCGTCGTTTGGCGTATGGGACTCTGCCGCCACCGAAGGCGACATAGCCTTTCATGCCTTGGAGTTTGAAACGGCCCGACTGTTTCAACAGGCCGGGGTGTTTGTCTTCGGGGGCTTTGCCGATTGGCGCGTTGGTTACTGCATCCTTGTGGATATCGGTGAGCATGTGGGCTAGCCCGTTGCGCATGGCTTGCCGTCCTTGCGCGTATACGCCTTTATTGATTGTGACGTGGAGACTCATAGTGTGCTCCTCCCGTAGGGTTGAGCGTAGACGGTGATGAAACGTGTTTCCCCGGTGGTCATGTCGTCACCTTGGCTTGCTTGAGTGATTTTGAACGCTCGGTTTTTGGTTTTGACTATCAGGTCTAATAGCATGTCGGGGTCGCGTAGGTCTGCGGGTATGTCTTCGGCTCTTAGGTGGAATCGGCGTGTGGCGATACGTACACCGTAATCTCCGAAAGCGTCGGAGTTGGTTGAACGCTTGATTATCGCGTGTACATCCGCTAGCTTCTTGTTGTTTCGTTCACTGCTCGCATACTTCCAGAGTTCGACGGTTTCGATTTGCTCGGGGAATAGCTCGAAGGGGTCACACGTCAAGTCCGTCACCGTCCCCAATCCAATACGGCACTACTGGCAGTGTGTTGGGTGTTGCGATACCTCCGACGCCTAACGGCTTATCGCAGAGACTCCACATGTTAATGACACTTAGATATGGTTGGATTGCTTGAGTGAGCGTGTCGGTGGCAGTGTCGCGTTGATAGGATACGCTAACGTCTTCGATGCTCTTGCTAGTGATAATGTCACTTTCGTCTGCATGGCGTTGCATTGCACTGGCCATGCCTGACAACACAGATTGCAGACTAGCCGGGAGGGTATCGAACCCGTATGCTCCTGTGACGGTTACGACGGTGCCCGGCTCTACCTTGGTGTCGAGTGTGAGCGTATTGCCGTACATTTGTTCGACTTGGCCGGTTTCGTAATCCATATCGCCCACAGTTGGATTGAATGTGAATGCGGACACCGTTGTACCGTTAATTCTTACGAATGCGACTGCCTTATACCATGCGCCCAAGTCAACAGTATGGCCATCCTCTCCAACGATGGCCGATTGCTCACCAGTGGATTGTGCCACCATTGCGCCACATAAGAGTTTCTGCAATGCGGGCAGTATAGTCGGCAACCATTTACGCGCATTCTCCCCGCCAATATTATCAATCGGGATAAAAGACACTTTGTTTCCTTCCGAAATAGAAAAGGGGTACCACTATTGTGATACCCCTATTCTACCGTCTGCTATTCCTCAGCTACAGCGTTCAAAATCTCGTTAACCTTAGCAGTGACAGTAGCTAGATTTGCGTCACTTGCAAGTGAGGTAATTGCGCGGAGCTTGGTCAAAGCGGTTTCACCACTTGTCCCAATATCGATGTGTTTGCCGGTCTCGTCCACGAAGCTTACTTCGGTAACATGTTGATTCTTCGGAGCGTCCCCGTCCGCGAGATGTGCGTAAATATTAGTCATGTCTAATCCTTAAAACAAGGGGGTAGAGTCTTAACCCTACCCCCGTCACTTATCGTCAGGCGCCAGCCTTCGGAGTCAGGACACCGGCACTCTTAACCTTGGTCAGAGCGCCACCGGCGAAAATCTCGCTCAGGTACTCCTGCTCGTTGGTCTTGAGCGCGAAGTTGGTGAACGCGCTGATGGACGTATCACCCACCACACCATAGGCTTCCGGAACGATAATCACGGCGCGGGTATTCGCGTCATCCGCATCAGTCCACCAATCCGGGGTGATAACCTTATCGACACCGAGGTAGGCGGCGAGGTTGTCGTTGCCGTAGCCGACGAGCGGGCGACCGATACCGTCCGCGGCGGTGATGACGTCAACCTTGGTCTCGGGACTCATGACGAGTACCTTGGTGCCGGCGGCTGTAATCTTGGATGCAAGACCGACCACATCGAGCACGAGATTAGCACGAGTACCCTCGGCCGCGCTCAGAACGAAATTCTTCCCCGCGAACTCGCTGGAAGTGTCCTTAGCATCGGTCTGCACGGAGCGGAAGAAATCAAGGTCGGTATAACCGCCAAGAATAATCTGACGGTCGATAGCGTGCAGAATGTAGTTCGGCATCTCGGCCAGCAGATACTTCACGAGTGCGCCCGGCTTATCGGTGCGACGAATATCGCCCTTGTTAAGCACTGCATACTTCACCACGAAATCGGCGGCGAGCTTGCGCTCAACCAGGTTGAACTTCTGGGTCTTCTTGCTGGTGCCATAGTCGGCAACCTTGTAGCCGTGGGCGCGGGTATCATCGGTCAGGCCTGCCAGCTGAGCGCCGACGGTGAAGCTGTCAACGTCAAGCTTACGATACAGCGGCCACAGTTCGGAAGCCTTGTTGAGAGCGTCTTCAATCTCCGTGATAACGCTGGTCGGGACAAGCTTGCCGACACTAGCTTCATCGATGGAAGAGTTGTCGGAATAGGCGTGGCGTGCCAGTTCCTCACGCCAAGCATTCTTGAAGCCCTGCACTCCCTGGTTATCGGTACGCCACAACGCCTGTTCGTACGCCTTGGTGGCATCCTCGCTCTTCAGCCAGTCCTTCAGCGGGTCACTGGTCTTGGCGAGAGACTGACGCGCACCCCCCGCACTATTGATGATGATATTGGTTCGACCATTAGCCACGGTACCCTCCTTGCTATTCTCCACGTCATTGGACTGGTCGGGGGTCTCCGGCCTATCATCCGTGTCATCGGTCTCGGTCAGCCCGTTGATGGCGTCCGTGATCTGGTCGAGCAAAGACTGGGCTTCATCCTTGGTGAGATTGTTTTTGAGTTCCATAATTTTCCCTTCGATATTGTTTAGACTGCGGAATACGGCCTTACTGTCCGCACCACGATAGACCACGCTAATCTCAACGAGTTCGGCGTTATGGATTACGCCCTTTTCGTCGGGGTCGGAGTCGAAATCGATTGTGATGCTAAACGAGTTCGTCAGCATTCCCTCGCTTGCCAACTGTCGCACGTTCCGGCCTTGCTCATTATCGCTTAACCTTGCCTGAGCCATTAGACCATCATCAGAGAGCCAAAGCTTCTCAATGATGCCGACTTGCGCGGTAATGCTCGGCATGTGGTCGAGCAGTAGCGGCAAGGTCAGATGGTCGGAGTCGGCTAGGTCTGTCACGAGCTTGAGTTGACCATCGTTCACGGGGGCTTGCAAGGTGTGCAAGTCTACCGTGTAGCCGTTGGTCATGCGCGTCCCGCTGTTTGCGAGGAATGTCAACGTGTGGCCGTCACTGCTGACGTTGCTGGCGCCGCATGTGAGTGTCTGTTGCATTCGTGTTTCCCTTACGTTTGGAGCGTCCTTACGGGGCTTTATTGCTCTATACTGATTCTAACACTATTAATGAGAATGATTCTCATTAATTATTGGGCTGAGATTGCCGATTATTTGTTTCTCCCAGTCACTGAGCGGCCATACGGTCACATCCTCCGCGGCCTTCAGTTCCGCGGCCTTCAGTTCCGCGGCCTTCAGTTCCGCGGCCTTCAGTTCCGCGGCCTTGGCCTCGCTCATCAGATAGCCGCCGCCGTAGATGGCCTTCCTCACCGCCCTCTGCGAGTCAAGCGCCCGAATGAACGCCACATCCGAAGCCTTGACGCGGAACTCGACCTGCTTGCCAATCTTCCCGAGCCTGCTCACGGTAAGCAGTTCACGCGGATACGCGTATTTCGGCGGATGCCTGCGTTGCTCTTTCCTGACGCGCTTCACGGTCTCGTCGATCGCGTTGGCCAAGTCCGGCGCGGTGCGGATCAGGTCATCACCGAAACTCGTCACGAACGACGTGTTGACCTGCGCGCCGTTCGCGTATTCGATGGTCGAATTCGTGACGATCATGTGCGCCCCATTGCACGACGTGCTGGAGAAGATCGTGAGATACGGCGCGAACAGGAAGAACGGAATTTGCTCCGTCCGATAGAACGTGCAGATCTTCGCCAGGATGCTGAACGGCGGATTATCCACAACCACCGCACCGCCCGAATAGTCGAACCGCTCGTAGTCCCCGCCCGGATAGAACGGGCGCACCACCTTGCTGGGGTCGATACCATATTCACTGCATGCCCAGTCCTTTATCGTCTCATACACTTCGGGTGGAGTATAGCAGTCATCCGTGGTCTTCTTCGGCTTGAATTTTTCCACGAATCCGTCATAATCGTTAAACGTTGCTTGTCTTGCTTTCATTCGTGTACTCTTGTCTGACTCAATAAAACAATATGGTAGAGCATATACGCGCGGCAGTTGGGGCACTTGAGCATGAGGCGAACACTATGTTCAGTCTCGCCTAGGAAACGTCCGCACTTCTTGCACTTGATTTCCATTTACGCCACCTCGTAAGTCTGAGTGCAACGGCACCTAGGGTGCGCCGCCGCCGTAATCATCGAAACATAGTCGTTGGTGAAGGTCTCCCCGTCAATATCCACGGAATCACCCTCGTCCATGAAGCTTTCCGCAAGGCCGACCACCTTGCCGTTCATATGCTCGCAAAATGGGCACGGCTTCTGCTCACTGCCAGCGTCAAGGCCGCTAGTGTGCCAGACTTTTTTCAATGTCACGCCGGTTTTCTTGCTCAGGTTCTGCGCACTGTAGAGATTGCCCAAACGTTCCGCGTTCCTCAATTCGTTCCCGGCCAAGAGTTCGGCACGGTCATCGTCCAGCAGTCCGTACAACTGTTTTACGAGTTCCCGATAGTCGAGTTTGTCCTTGATGCCTTGCGCGATAATCTTGGTAATACTTTTATTGGCGGTACCGGTCACAGCGGCCACAGTCTTGGTCAACTGCTTCCGGTACGCCTTCGCGAAGCTTTCCGGCAGTGACTCCCAGCCGACAAGTTGGGCAATCTGCGAGGGCGTCCAAGCGTCCAAAATTTTGGCAATGTCCGGATTAGTCTTAGCCAATTCCTGCATGGCTTGAATAATCGTCTTACCAGTGGAGTTGGCGTATGCGACTATTTCCGGCTCATAGACGGCAAACAAACCGTCCACGAGTTCGGCTTGAATCTCCCCACTATCCACTTCGGGCTTGGCGAAACTGTGCGCCTCTAGATTAAGGTCAATCAAGTCATGATAGTATTTGCGGACTAGCTTGGCCGCCTTGCCTACCGTGGAGTCTGCAACGTCCGGCTTAACCGGTTCCGTATTAACGTCATCGTCCTTCGCGGCCTGAATCTGCGGCACAACCTGCTGGACTTCCGGCTTCACGAAAAGAGACGGTGCGGCAGGCTCCAACTCCAACGCATTATATTCGTCGGGCAAGTGCAATGCCTTGACAGCGGTTTCAACACTCGCGCCCGCGTTGATAAGCTTGATAAGCGTATCAACCTGCACTGCCTGAGTGTCTGCCTGAATCTTGCGCACGTCCGTTTGCGCAGGAATATCCAAAGTGAAATTAATACCGTAGCCGAGTCCGCCAGTAATGCGGTCAAGCTCGAACTGGAATTTATCCCACACCGTCATACACAACGGTTTAAGCGTGTTTTCAATGAACGCGCGTTCCGCCTGCTCCGCATTAGCATAGGTCTGCCCATTATCGATACCGCGCACAATATCCGGGACAGACAAAGCACTAGCAAGCCTGTTATTCACCACATCATTAAGGCTGGACAAGTCAAGCGAATTATTAGCCTGCTGGAAAGGCACCCACACGAGCTTGCCCGTATCGGATGGTTTACCCGAAAGCGGGTCTACCGGGATCATGTTATAGACCACGCCGTTATTGTGTCCGGCTCCCTGGAATGCTTGCTCAAGCTGATTTTTGGTGCGCGTGAAATCATCAGCGGTAGAGGATACGATGCCCATCATGCCCGCGGGGACGGCGCCGTTAGCGAAGAAGCCACGCTCGTAATCCGCTATCATGTCATCGACGTTCGCCCACTTGCGGATGGTCTGCGCGGGACTGATGCCACGCGACGTGTCAAGCGGGTGAGTGGAATAGCTGAGCGCGATAGTCTCATTACGCGTGAAAGTGCGAGTTTCCAAACGGCCATTAATCGACATTGTGACGCGATGCGTCCAAGTCGTATGACTGCTATCCCACTGCCTACTATCTTGCGGGAGGAAAGTATAGCCCGCGATGTTATCCGGAGTCACCTCGCCGCCTGGTTGAATGTAGCCGCCTTGATTAGTCCAGATCAGTATATCAAGATGGGATTGCGTAAGGATTGAATTGGCAATGAACTTGAGGAATTCAAGGCAAGAAAACTGGTCATTGGGCGCATACAGTGCACGCATGGCCGCCGGAGCGGGTTTAATCTCTTCCCCCTGCATGTCCACAGCGTAGGGGACGATGGTGGAGAAACGTCCCGCGATGGCGTTAGAGTATGGGAAAATCTGCGCGTAAGCGTCATATGGTGGAATCACTTGCGAACCACTGCCGCTAACCCTAGTCCACCCCTCAGTCAATGCTGGGGACGTTGGACGCGTGAAGAAACTTCTGATTTTATAACCGAGTTTAGACAATGTTACCGTCTTTCAATAGGCTTATTGATAACGGTTCCCATTATACTAGGAAAGCCCCCGCCATCCCAGCGGGGGCTTAATCCAGTCAACCAACCACCGGCAAAGAAAAAGGACCAAAACTTTACCGGCACTATCTATAATACCTCAACGTCCCAACTAGTCAACTTCAACGGCGTGTACACACTCAATAAAACAGCGTCCGCAAGGTCAGGCGAACCCACATTATTAGCCGCCTTATAATCCGCCTTGCCTTGCACTTGGCGTTGGTTCTTCGACGTCAATTTCCATTCACGAGTACTTAATTCCTTGAATAAATCATTTTTATCAGGCAGTGAGGTAATGAAATGCACGTCACCCGTTACTAATTTCTCAGCGAAAGTGAACCACATTTCACTATTAATATTCGGATATTTCACATTATCTTTCGCACGGGAAGCTGAATTAATCGGCTGAACCGGCAACCCATCCGCAATAAGCATGTCAGTCAGCCCACCACCTACGCCGCAATCATCGATGTTGATAGCAACCGGACTATAGCGGTCTGCCAGTTGCCTGATGGTCTGCGCCGAGTCCGTTAAACGCGTGTGGTTCCAACTGACTAAATCGATAATAGTGCCTCCCTTATTGACTGCTACGGCTGTCCTGTCGGCTCCAAGTCGCGCGACGTCAACGCCAAAGATTATGCCACCGTCGGGCATGATGGTGGTTTCCGCCGACTGCAATTGTTGCCACGACATGATGCGATTAAGCACGTTGTCATTCGGTTTGCCCTCCCAGATGTGCGCGAAATCGGGAGACCCCTTAGCCTCCTGAACCTGCTGTAGCACCTCGCGTGGGAGTAGTCCGGCCTTGAGCGCTGTACGATAGGTGACGTGCTTATGGATGGTTCGCGCCTTGACTTGCTCGTTAGCATTCCACACGAAGCGTTGCATAACCTCGTCTTTAAAGGTCAGCGGGTTCATCGCGAAAATAATCACACTATTTTCCTTGCGGATGGTCGGCAATAGAATGTCCAGTGAATGCTTCGAGATGAACTGCGCTTCATCGATGAAACAAACGTCGATACCCTCCAGACCCTTGACAGTGGTTTCGGGGTCATTATGCAAGCCCTTGAACACGAAACTAGTACCATTCTCGTGCTCTATCGCATCTTTTGTGATCGTGTATCCGCCAAGATTCAACAGGTGTATCGAGTCCTCTAGACTCTTCTTCACTGACTCGTTGATGGAGTTTTGGAACTCGCGCGCACACAATACGCGAATAGGGTGGACAGCACCACGCAATACTAGCGACTGACATATGGTCGTGGTCTTACCGGAGCTACGCCCACCCTCGAAAACGTAATAGCGTGCGGGCGGGGTGAGTGAGTGAGTCCACCAAAAAAGACTAGCGTAATCGTCTGGAATTTTCATAACACGTAATTTTAGTAGATATAGAAACGCCCCTCTATTCGCGCGATTAGAGGGGCTGTAAATAATGGTCATGAGATTATCGCAAATGTAAATTGCAATCTCATGTCAGTCAGTGCCGCAGACTGAAAACCTTTGATACACTCCATAACCTTTCACACAAGTGATGGTATTAGGTACCGGCTAGGGGGGGCTGACGGGGGTCGAACCCGCGACATGCGCTAACCGAAGCTAGCCGTTCTACCACTGAACTACAGCCCATGTGGTTAGCTTGGATAATGGAGTACTGCCGTCATCCTATCGACTGCCAACCGGTAGCCGCTCTTCCTATTTCGCTTGAGTCGATGAAGAGTAGCGTACTCAAGCGCCTAACGCTTAACCTGATTCACGTTAGGACGTGCGGAACGTGAGGGATTCGAACCCCCGAACCGTTGCCAGTTAGCACCTTAGCAGGGTGCCCGCTTAAACCACTCGCGCAACGTTCCAGCCCCGCCTAGCGCAAATGAAAGGAAAAACTAGACGGGAATTAAATTATATATATAGATAGATGGCTCATTTCTTTTCTTGCCGATAAATAATATATCATGCCACACAGACGCGACACGCCGAGTCAGTGATTTTCCCTAATCACGAAACTTGCAGTTTTGACACGTCTTAACGTTTTGAATAAATCTTTGCAGAGAGTAGTCTTGCCCGGGGAAGGAGTGAAACCATTACGCACAAAACGCCAAGCATCATAATGCAAAAGCGCTTTTTTCATGGCTGGGTTGCTTGTCTGCAAGAACACGTCATATGAGCCGTTCTCCATATGCGCTATCCGCGTGGCTAACAATCGGCCTAACCCTATTCCCTGCCAATCTGGGTGAATCACAATACGATGAATTCTCTTATATGCGTCACCCGTTTTTTTTGGATTGAATATCACAGCGCAAAAACCTATAGGCATATTTTCGTGGAAAAGCTCATAGCATTTAGCAGTGGGAGACATTGCGGAGGTCAAATAGTGATAACGCTTAAATCTCGCCCACTCGCTTCTTTCACATCTTCGGATTGTGAATTTTCTTGGAGTGGGCTTGAACCTTTTGGGTCTAGCATCTCGCATTTATCAGTGTCATAGACCCAATCCGGCTGTAACCAATCAAGTATATCCCTGTGACATGTAACCGCGATGAATTTTCCACCGAATCGGTGCAGTCTTTTATGTAATGCGATGCAAAGGTTTTGGGCAACGTCCCTATCCACCACGCTCGTGAACTCGTCAAAAGCCACGGGGGAAGAATCTGCGGAAAGCAACGTGTATGCCAAGTCAGCTCTCATTTTCTCACCATTGCTCAGCACTCCATACGGCTTGAGCCATGATGGAACACTAGAAAAGCCAAGACTAGTGAACATCTTAGTGATATCCGACACTGAATGCCCTTCCGGCATATCCATTACAACCGATGGATTACGTTTTTCAGGCAATTGGACGAAGCAATTCCTAAACAGTTGATTTGCTATAGTGGTTTTACCTGAACCACTAGAACCGACAATAACGCCAATATTCCACTTATCAGGGATAATTATCTCCCCTTGGAAATGCTCGGTAATCTCCGGTATATTATAATCAAAATCAGAGCGAATAGTGGACACTCTGAAATCATTAATAGGTGGGTGTGAAGTGCGTGTAATATCTATTTTCAGATGGTTATTATCTTGCAATTATAGCCTTCTTCCGTGAGTTTTTGGAATACTTTCTCTAATTCGTCTTCAGAATTTACGTTGACCTGAATAGCATGGATATCGTTAATCGTGTCTATGTCAGCCTCTATAGTGTCTTTTTCTGAGTCATATTCCAAACCAAATTTCCCTAGCTCTATATCATTGGAAATATTCTCTAATTCGGCTTCCAATTTATCCGCGTCTCAGCCTGAATTAAGTGTCAGTTGATTATGAACGAGGGTGTAGGCTCGACGTTGCGTATCTGACAGATTATCCAAGAAAATCACTGGACACGTCTCACGCTTGAGCTTCTGCAAGGCCAACACTCGGCCGTGCCCTTCCACAATGATGGGAACACCGTCCGCGTCATGTCAAACGGCCACTGGGTCATTCATGCCGAACTCTTCAATGCTCGCCGCTATCTGCGCCACCTGCTCGGCTGGGTGCTGTTTAGCATTCATGGCATACGGTACGAGGTCAGCGACCTTCATTTCGATAATTTGCAGACTCATTTTCTGCTCTCCTTATCACGCCAAATCATGTATAGACGGAGTATATACGCTTTCTGCGCTCTCGGGTATGCTTTCATCAATCCAGACCGGACACCATTGATATTACGTCTCACCATGCTGACAGTCTTCGAGCCGCGCGTAAGCCGCCAATTATCCCACAAGAACCGGCCAAAACGAACCGTGGCGTAGCTCATGTCCTCCGCTGGATGCTGGACGAATTCAAGCCATTCCCGCACCGTCCAAAAATCATTTTCCATCTTCATCCCCCTTGACGAACTCGATATTGATAGTGGGTGGAACATAGCCGGTAACCGTCTGTTCAACCGGCTGTAACGCCTTTCCGTCAACACGGTCAACGGTGTCCACTAGCTTCTTCCAACCTTCCCTCTTCTGCATGTCCAGCACGGTCTGCAATGCGGCACGTTGGAATTGCGTAAGCTCCCCGCCCTTCGCCTGCAATATGACCTCTTGCAGTTCTATATCGGTCATGCGACCGTATTTATTGACGTTGTACGTGTAGCTGTCTTCTTTCCTCCACCTACCATGACACGCGTTCTCTGGATGGTCTCCGAAACCGCCCTTGCCTGTCGGGTTGTTGACCATTCCTTTTTTAACACCCATCGTCAAAGTCCTCCAATCCCATTTGCACACTGTGCGGCTTACGGCATTCCGCAATCATGCTTTTTATTTCAGGGTCATTCAAGTCAATCGGTGTCGAATTATGCGGGATACTCAACGCTTCCAGCTGTTTCCAGGTCAAACTCATAAGCCTAACACCTTTAAAATGAGTCGAAACAGCATGATACAAGCAAGAAGCATCACCAACGCAAAATCAACCAGTACTAGCACTGCCGCGATACTGCCAATGATATGGCCGATGTTCTGTTTAAGCTTCTTCACTTGCCAGTCCCTCCACTGTGATATGCGCGCCAACATGGTATCCGCTCGCATAAACCTTCGTCGCACCCATGTCAACCACCTGACTATCATCCACCCACACTCCCGCATCGGTCAAGGCGTCCAATACGGCACGGCACAGTTTGTCAACGTCCGGGGGAACGGTAGGCATATGACGTTTCACGGTTTTGGGGCGCGGCATGAGAAACGTGATACGCACCGACACGGGAACATCCTTGGCAAACTGTGTGAACTTTTCCCGAGTCATTGCAATACGCGCATTGTCGGACACGAGGTTACGCCACGGCTTCTCCCTTTTGCTCATGGGAATGGCGTGCCCCCGCACGAAACGGTAACTACCTTTGGGTGCGGGGGTCATGCCGAACGCGTTGAACGTTAACGTTTTGACTTTCAAAATGCGGTTTCACCCCAAGCGTCACTATTGCCGAAATCATCGAAATTCGACGAGCTACCAGTGTTCTGCTGTTGCGGTTGCTGAGTCTTCGGAGGACGTGGCGGGTAGAGTGTAATCTTAGGGAATCGAGCGTCGAAATACACGCGCGGTTGCCCGTTCTGGTCAGTACCGCAAGAGTAATTAAACGCGGTTTCCAAACGCACCTCACTACCCTTGTGCAACACTTTTTGCAAGGCTTGCGCGCGGTTAACATCCCACTCGGTGCAACGGATGAAAATCTGGCAGTCATCCACATACTGGCCTGTCTGCTTATCCTTGTGCGAACCGTTACCGGCCACGGTGAATTGCAGAATCTGCTTACCTGTCTTAGTGGTCTTCATTTCAGGGTCGCCGGTGAGCCTACCGTGTTCGATTAGCATAATAGGGTCGTTCATTTGTTTTGCTCCAATCGTTTCGACCGCTTGTATTCGCGTATCTGCGCTAAGCGTTCCTCGTATTTTCTTGGATATTCTTTTTTGATTCTCGCGTATTGTTCGCGGTCATGCAGTAGCCGTTCCTCACGGTGTGCTTGATAGTATCGGCGTTTACGTGCCCGTTCAAGCTCTCGCTGGTGGGCGGTTAGTGGACGTTTCCGTTTCGGTTTCCGGAATGCCTCTATTTGTTCTTGCAGTGGGGCAAGGTCATAATCCTGCATCTGGGTGATATGCGCTTTCAACGCGCATTCAATTTCACCTTCGGCGGATAGCCTACTCACTTACTTTATCCTTCGGTGGTGTTGACTTCTTAATAAAGTCTTGTACATTCTCTTCGGATATTCTCCACATTCTACCGACCTTGAATCCGTCGAGCTTGCCGGAATTGAGCCAATAGAAAACGGTCTGAACGGTCACGTCGAAACGTTCCGCAATGTCATTAGGCTTTAAGTATTTCATACTTCGATTGTATCACATGATTTTTATAAAACACGCAATTTTAGAAAATAGTCAAGTCTTTTTTTACTCTTGGTCATGTGTAGGTACTAGGTACTGTGGGGGTAGGTACTAGGTACTGTGGGGGTAGGTACTAGGTACTGTGGGGGTAGGTACTAG